TAATTTGTTATACGTGGTTTTGGTAAATCATTTTCTTTTGCATGTGCTACTCCTTCTCTATAAACAATTAATGCTTCTAGCAGTTGTTTATTATTAACGTAGTGTTCTGATTTTTTCTTTGGCATAGCATTGTTGTTCCCGTCTTAACATATATTATATTATAGCATACTTTCGGGGCTTGACAAGGTTATCAAATATCAGTACAATAACCTTTGTGGAGGTTCGGAAGAGATATATTTAAGATTCTTTAGGTTCTTGATTTATTTTAAATAATACTTCAAATTTTTTACGAGCATCTTCTACATTAGAAATGTATCCCATTTGATCTGTAATTTTTACTTTACCACTTGATTTGTAAACTTCACCTATATCATCTTCATCTAAAATATAATTATTATAGATTGAAATAAGTTTATTATCTTTACATTCAGTAAGAGTTAATATTTTATCATAACTTATAACATACATATCCTCCTCAGATAACTCTACCCATTTTTTAACTTTAACATAACTACCTTTAGATGATTCCATTACTTTCATTACTAATGGATTTTGAAGAATAATTACAGGATTTCCATTATTTTCATCAACCGATATTAATGAAAATATTTCTTCTCCTGACATTAATTTTAATATACTATAAAATTCTTCTCCCATTATCCTTTAAGTGGTATGTTTACTATGTCATAATTGAAATTTTCTTCATTGTAGACTTTGATTCTTTCGATTAAATGGTTTAATGTATAATTACGTCTAGACTTATAACTGATATCATCAGCAATATCATATAAAGTAGCACTAGTTTTTTTATTCCCTTTTCTAAGAACTCTTCCAATTGATTGTAGATTTCTTATTCTTGACTTTGATGGAGAAGCAAAAATTACATTGTGTAGATTTTTGATATTAATCCCGGTAGAAAAGGTTCCGTAAGAGGCAACGATAATCGCATTATTCTCTTGCTCAGTGATTTCTCGAACCTTCTCTCTGTCTTCGGTGTCCACTCCACCATGAATAAAAAAGACATTTCGATTTTCAATAGTGTTATTATTATTTATTAATTCATATAGCGGTGCACCATGTCCTTCTACTCTTGCATATAGTATTAAAGTATTACCTTTTAAATCTAAAGCAAGATTTTTAATAAAGTTATTTCTACGTTCATGACCTATAATATATTTTACTTCATCTTCAAATACTTCAAATTTCTGTGGTGGGTGTTTCAATAGAAGTACATTAATATCCAGTTTGGCAAGATGCCCTTTCTTCATTAACTCCTCAGTTTTAATAATTTTATAGGAAGGTCCAAACAATCCTTCAAGTACCCATTTGTGTGTCTGAGTTCCATCAAGAGTTCCTGTAAAACCATAGCGATATTTTGCATCCGCAAGTTTTGTCATTATAGATATTAGTGACTTTGACTTAAACTGGTGAGCCTCATCCCCAACCACAACAGAGAATCTCTCAAAATATTTTCGGGGAAGTTTGTAGATTGATTGCCAGGTAGTAATGATGACTTGAGAGTCTGTCTCTCTTTCTTTTCCTGCGTATATCTTGTGGCAATATGAACCAACGTCCCATCCATAATCTGCAAAGTCTTTATACATTTGCTCTACTAGGGAAGTCGTCGGAACGACTATCAGAGTATTTTTCTTGTTCTCAACAAAATATCTCACAATCGAATATATCATCAGAGACTTTCCTGAGGCAGTTGGGGATATCAACAACTTTCTATTATGCCTTAGAGCGTCGTATACTCCATCTATCTGATACTCTCTGGGAGCGTACTTTGAAATAGCATTCATATAGTCTTTAACACCTTCCTTTGATATCCCTTCATTTACCTCAAAGGGAGTACCATAGTGTTTGCTATCTTTAAATTCGTATGTATATCCGTGATCTTTACAGAACTGTATAACTCTATCTAATAATCCAACGTATATATTTCCTGTCTGGGTGCTGAATAGACGAATCTTTCCATCCCAAAATTTCTTTTTATATGCAGGTGAAAAACTTGCACCAGGCACATCAAATGTAAACTGATCTGCTAATTCATAATAGATATGTACTTCTGCATCAACATGAAGAAATACTTCATTCTTCTTTGATATAACCAAATGGGACATGACATAATCTTCATCTGAAAATATTTAGCACCCTTTGTCAAGTTATATTACATACCTGCCTGAAACTTATTCCATTCTATTGCATTTTTAATTTGAAATGTTCTATTAGAAACATTTTTAATTATTTCTTCTAAAAATTTTAGAGTAGCATCATAATATCTTATCTTCAAATCTAACTTATTTAATTTTTCATCTGCGTCTAGATGCCTCTGTATCGCATCTTTTTCTCTAACCTTATACGGAAATGGTTCTTCGGCATAGACCTCTGCTGTTGCCTTTCCTGTGTAGAAATTATACCTATCTAACTTTACTCTATTATAAGATTCTCTTGCTTTCTCACGCAACAAAGTAACAGTATTGTAAACTGTATAATACTTTGCATGTAATTGTGGAATTTTTAAAGATTCATCATGTAGGTTATCAGGATCAATGACAGCATCACGCTCCCACATCTCCTGAATTTTGTCAAGATTCATAAAGGTTTGCCAGTTGGACTCACTATGTCGTAGATAGTATACTTGAAAGTAACGTCTGCTGTAAAGTAATTTATATCACTCTCTGTAGCATCAAATTCCAAAGATGTCAAGTATACTGGAAATAAATCTTTGAATTTTACAACAGCAATATCATTATAATTGCTGTTTAGAATATGAAGTGAACCATCACTATATTGCTCTTTTTTATCTTCTATTCCATCTTGATTTTTAGTTTGATCTATAAACTGTTGTGGAGAATCGGGAAATCCCAATCCAGTTAACCAATTATGTACTGCCATATAATTTTTAAGATCTTCATCAACCAAGAATCTTACATTTAATTCACCGTATGTAAGTTTCTCACCAGGAAAATCAATATCTTTAAGATAGGTTGATTCTATCGCAGTTCCTAAGCTAATATCAGGAATTCTAGCAGTATTAGAAAAGAATGAAACCTTAGGATACTTTGACAGGGAAAATTTAAACCCTACTGGAGCAAGAAAGTTTCTATTCTTTATTTGATTTGATAATGCCGATCCTATTGATGTCATTATTCTCCCCCACCATTTCCACCATTTGAACCGTTGCCACTGCCACCGTTGCCATTACTGCTGCCATTAGAAGACCCATTAGATGGTGTTCCATTCTGTCCATTTTCATCATCCTCATCATTTTCTAAGTATCCTCTACGTCCTATATGGTAACCTAGAGGAATCTTTTTACATTTTTTATCAGTATAGCACCAATACTGTCCCGCAGGACATCTTTTTGCTGCTGCTTCTTCAATAAATCTATCAAACTCTTTCATTAGTCAATAATTAGATTGTACCATTGTTCGCTCATACCCATTATAATATTATCTGCCATTTCTGGATTTTCAGCATAACCTTCTTCAATAAGATGATCTACAATCTTATCGTGGCGTTCTTGTGCTTCTTGATATTGTTTAGGAGTAGGTTTCATTGTAATACTACTTTTATTTTTATTTAGCTAAAAAAAAGAGAGGGTGGTTAACTCCTCGTTATTAATTTATTACTGGGTTCAACACCTATCTTTTGAGATAGTGCTCCTAAGTTTTTCCAGTTAAGTTTTTTTGTTCGATAATATGAATCAGTATATGCTAAACAATCTTTATGTAATTGTATAAGAGTCGTATCAACAAAATTACGTCCTTGCTCAACTTCCTCATGTGTTGTGGCATCACTATGAAAAGTACCAAACTCTATTATTCCTTTATTACCGACTGTTGCTTTTACAATTTTATTCCACATACGAATAGCATAAGTTGGTGATTTAGTATTTAAAACTTCTGCACCTGGATGTAAACTATTCATTAGTTTTTCAGCATCTTCACGTTCAATCTTTTCTACCACCCCCTGTCTTTTATGAAACTTACTAACATGATTAGCAATACCTTCTACTTGTTTTTTTGAAAACATATGAGGTATGCTATTAACCCAACGTTGAACTGCAAGATTTGATTTATCTTTTCTATTTAAAAATCTTTTCTTACCTATTTCCATAAAATCATTTGTGGTAACAGGAGTTGAACCATCTCCTTCGTTAGCACCTAGTCTCATATCATCTAGGTAATCAGACATTGCATCTTGAAACTCTGTTTTAGTAGTTTCATCTTTTTCATATACAGCAACTATCCACTCTTGATATCCTATTTTTATTAAATCATCAACTCTAGTAAATCCATTTATTACATTTTCTTTTGGGCAAATAGAAATAGTTAATTTTGTAACATCCAGTCCTCTTCTAAGGGACTCTTCAAGAGTTTCATTATTGGGTGTTCCACCTAAACGGACAGAATTATCAGTGTATCCGTGGTGTTTTGTATTTAAACTTGATGGATTTCTCCATTCATATCTTTTAAACTTCCAACCTGCATATACTTTTGGTGTTGGTAAGTTTTCCTCAATATACTTTTTGTCCTCCATAGGAACTCCTATTAGGGGAACTGAAACCTTTGTCATAATACCTTTTTGTTTGTAGTCTTCCGACTGTAGAGGAATTATAGCATAAAAAAAGACCCCTGTAAAGGGGTCTTTGTAAAAAAGGATATATTTCCTTTCTTCTTACATGAGGTTAGCGACCTTAACACGTCTGTAGTAGCGGTTGCTGTTAACAGCAAGTCTACCAAAT